ACATTTCAACCGAAAGTTGAAACTCAAGATGCTGCCGCACATTCAAACATGGTTACCAACAGGCACCATTGTGGATGCCGGAGCTCTGAGAGTAGTGCAGGAGACAGATACAGACTTAAGTCCGTATCCAGACCCTGACAACTGGTTTGTCGGAGGCTTTAGCCGCGACAACAAGTTGGCGTCGACGCTAGACTTCAAAATTGGAGTACTAGCGCCTGATTCTAAGAAGGCCAGAAGGCGTCTTAGATATCTCGACGAAATACCTCGCGATGTTAAGAAACATTTCGCGAGCTATTATCAATTCCACGGTTTGCTGTCTAAAGACATAGCTCACCGTCTATCACGCTTCCCCATAAGGGAGATTGAAAGAATTGAAAGAGTTTGGCTCTCTGTAGAGGATGCCTTACTCCTCTCCAGTCCCGAGGCATTTATCCTCGATTCTGGAGACTTCGTGAAAACCATCTTTAGATGGGTTGTCTCGAAAATGGTCACTTCAGGATATGAAGTATTCCTGAAAGACTACAAAAGCTGGACCCAGTTTGTCAAAACTAGAGCTATCAAAGCTTCCACCCAATCGGGTGGAGTCCCGCATTTTCCTTTCTTCTCACCAGAAGGTGAGTGGAAAGGTACCAAGTGCAAATGGCTGAATGCAGTCATTGCACGCGGAATGAAATCAAAAGGTGAGGCCACTAGAGTGGCTCACTTGGTTTCAACGAGAGGATTACCTCCCCCAACGGGAGAGATGATCAAGGGCGCCCTTGCAAAGCACAGGCGCCTTCTCGCACAACCCGCTGCGGACATAAGTCCGGAGCGGATTGAAATCGTCCGATTACTATCCAAAAGGATAGGTCGGAGGATTAACCGGTCCCAGGTTCATCAGAACCTGGAGAATCCGGAACATGTATCCCTCACAAACTCAAGTTCGTTTGGGTACAGTAGATCCGACGGCGGTCGCGCCGTCGAGGTCCAACATGAATTCAGCCAATGGGCCGAAACATGTGGTAAGCCAAGGACTCATGTCCTTGGGGCACCAATAGAGGGTGGTACCAATTGGTTAACCACCATCTTTGAACCAAGATCTGAAGATCTCAGTTCAAAATCCTTCGGTGATCCCCTAGAGGGGACCATCTTGGGAGATAGGCGAGCCGGTTATGATAATAACCTAGGCTACCAAATCCTCCAGTGCGCAGCTGAAGCTGGCATCAAGCGAGGAATCCTAAACACAGATTACTCTGTGATAGGATATCCCTTCGTCCGGGCGAGCGTAAGCTCGGAACCGGGTGGGAAAGCAAGGATAGTCACCGCCAATGAATGGTGGGTCACAATCCTTCTCCAACCTTTGGGGCATGTTTTAACAAGCCTCTTAGAGGAGATACCGTCGGCACGTGCTGGGCTCTCAAGAGCCGAGCCTGCCTGGGAATGGGTCGAAGACCTGCAAGATGCAGGTAAAGATCCTATTATGGTCGAACGTCTTTATAAAGACATGGGACTATTGACGAGTGATTTGTCTGAAGCAACAGATCACTGTCACAGGGAACTCTCTCGATCAATGATCGAGGGTTTCCTTGACGGAGTAGGCGTGGATACATCCACGGGATATCTCCGAACGGCAATCGATCTCCTTATAGGGAGAAAGATGCTATTAAGCGTTTTACGCTAACAACTGTTAGCAATAAAGTTGCTACGACTGAGTTACCGGTAGACGAATACATCGCTGTATCCTTGGTGGCAGAATTCATTCCGCAAACCAACCTAGATAACTCATTGTCGCACCTTTAGAGTCGACAGTAAAAACTACTGCAGGTCCTTTAGGACGTTACCCTTAAGG